CCAATCCCGGGAAAATCAGGGGCTTTTCCCCACTAAGATTTTTAACAAATGGATATTTGTTTACAGCAGCCATTTTTTTCTACCTCCTTTTGATTGATTTAGTTAGAAATTCATTAAAACAGGATTTGAGATCGCATCCACAAGGGCATCATCCGAGATCCCTTTTAAGATTGCCTCGCCGGATTTTTCATCTCCCTCGCCCCCATCTCCTGGTTTTCCCCTATCCTTCCCGACCTGCTTGAAAAGTTCATCCATGATCTCATCTTCTTTTTTCCCTTCACTTAATAGGCGAAAGGCTATTCCCTCAAGACCGACCGCTGCCGCTCGGTTGAATACTCTCTTCAGCCCTTCTTTGTCGGTATCCTTTTGGGTTTTTAAGGCATCATCGATTTTCAACTGAAGTTCTTTTTCATCCATTTCTTTCTCCCCTCCTTTTTTCTCTATTTGCCGGTTGATCTCTGGCTCCGGGTTAAAATTTTCATCTTCGATAACTGGCTCCTCTATTTCTATCCCATCAAGGGAGCGGGTCGCCTCTCGACCGATTCCTACCGTATGATCGGCGGGAATTGGAGTTAAAGAAATCTCCATCGGAGCCCATTTTTCCGCTATGTAAATTGGATTTGAATCCTCATCCTTCGGCCCCTTGACTTTCTTTGTGGCAAGTTCATATTCCTCGCCTACGGCAAGTTTCTTGAATTTCGCCACGGCATAACCAACTGAAACACCTCTCAACGATCCACTTTTTACTCTTGTCAATGCCAAATTCCCTTCGTCTGTTTCATCAAAGTGCCCCGTTCCCCTTCCCTTTCCATCACCATAATCTATGTTTTTGATTGGCCCCACAATTGCCTTACTATCATGCCCAAAAAGCATCGTATGGAGTCGCCCCTTGATTATGGCATCCTCTTTGTGGGATAAAATTTCTTGACCAAACCATCTTTGAAGTGCTATTTCAGAAGAGAAAGATAAATCAACCTTTCTTCCTTCGGTGTCAATCGTTCTTTCATCAATTTCTATATCTCGATAAAAAAGATCATTCCCCTTTATTCCTTCCATTTCCTTTTCTCCACTTGCGGCTTCAAATGAACCGCCTTTTGACTTGCAATGAGATCGAGCATCGCCGGCTTTCCAGATATCTTTTGGATAACGCATGGCCTGAAGTTCTGATTTATTGTTCTTGATCCCGAATATAAAATCAACGCACTTATTTTTGGCCTTGACATAGCAGTTTTTCCTTGCGAATCGGTCAAACTTGGCCGGATCTGCAAGCCTTCAACTGTGCTCCGAGGGCATCGGTCTTGTATATTCTAATTCGTTATCCATTGCTGTTCTCCATCTAAATTTGACCTCCCACCTGTTGAGGTTTCTGGAATTCCACCCCATATTTTTCTTCAAGGTCTTTTACACGAGCCAATTCTTTTGCCCTTTGCTCCAAAGATTCTTCCCAATCCCCACCCCTGCCCGTAATAAGTTCTGAAAGCGTGGTCACATTGGTTTCAAGCAAATCCACTCTTGCTCCCTCTGCCTCAGACTGGGGATCGATCCAATCCCGCTTGGGAGGTATCCATTGAGTCCTGCAATAATCTTTCATCCTGAGGGAGAAGCCCGGGGCATTCACAAGACCCTTCAGGACGCAATCGGTCGCAAATAATTCCCAATGGGGATTGCACCAATGATCTACAAACTGCTGTTGATAAGCTCTTACACAGATATAAGCAAGAATCAAAATTGTGCGAGCATTAGAATAATTGAGTCCCCCGAAATCCCCAGTCAAAATCTCATAAGGAAAATCGGCGGCATTCGCTATTTCTCTATCGAAATGTTTTAAGAAAGCTGTCAATTCACGATTGGGACGGTTAGGATTAAATATTTCGACAGATTGTTCCGGTTGCAAATATTCGATCATTCCAGGTTGAAATTCCTTTAGTCTTTCCGTCGTTTCATTTGTCGGATTTGCAAGAAATTGATTGTATGCTGCCGGACTTTTCACAAATGCGGCAAGGCAAGCTCCTACCCTGGAGGCCACTATTTCCGCCTCTCGGTATCTTTTCCGATCTTGGATGTCCTCAAGTGCTGCCGCAAACGGAGCATATCCTCTCGATTGCCCCGGTCTCAAAACATTGTAAAGATGAAAAACCTTTCTCTGTCCATTTATTGCGAAGGCATCAATCTGTTCGGTCTCATAGGCTTTTTTCATGTCGATCAAGGTTTGAGATCCAGGATGTCGTTTAAGGACATGATATTTGAAGGGGACACCCTCCTCGTCAAATTCGATCCCATTCCTGATTTTAGAATTCGATAGCTCCGAGAATGGAGTAGCAAGCCGGTCTATCTCGATTACTTCCGTGCAGAGAGGAACGATCCTCCCATATTTTTTGCTTGATCGGGCTACTCCTAAAACTTCCCCATCGGCAAACATCGCCCTGAAGGCAAGGGCTTGCTGTTCATAATGATTAAGTCTCAATTGTGCGTCCGATTTTTCGACATATTGGGGCCAATAAAATTCAAGTTGATAATTCACTTGTTGGGCTATTTGTTCAGTTATGGTTGGCAGGTTTAAACTTTTCAGTATAGAAATTGATTCTGGCGGATCAGCCTTCACTCTTGCCTGCGGCCTCAATCCAGTGCCAATCACATAATTTGTGACTCTACGAAGCGGTCCTGAAATAATCCCGCTGGTCTGGGCAAGGCCTCTCAAAATATTCCGAAGTTCCGTGAGACTTGAAATATTTGCTGCATCGGCATCTTTGGTTATGTTTGTCCAGTCATGGCGGATCCGGGAATGAGAAATGGAATCGAAATCCCTTCTCTCGGGCATCACTTCATAAAGCCTTCTGGCACCTAATCTCCTGAGTCCTTTTTCGGGAGAAACAAAGGCGATTGTTTTATCTAACCAATTTCCCCTTTTCCCGTTCCCGTTATTCTTCATCCGTACCGCCTGGACGCTCAAACTTAGCATATGCCGTAGCTCCTCCTGCTTCGGCAGATATCTGCATATCGCAAAATGATATCAAATCCTGGGCTTCTTTTAATGATCTGAAGGAAATCGAACGACCCCCGATGGAATATGAGCCAGCCAAAACATTGCCAGCCACTATCGAATCAAGTATCTGAGTTTTTAATGCGCTCCAGCTTGTGAATGCCATTTTAGTTTCTTAATTTTCCACGCCATGGACATGCACGGCAACGACATGACCTAATCAGTTTGCCGGCCAAATCAAAATATCTGGTCATTGTGACGACAGGCTTTTCCCCGCATTGAGGGCAACCATCCTTAAAAAATGGATAATCAGAATTGATTTTCGCCTCTGTCGTTCTTAATTCTGAAAATCCAATCTCTTCGTGATTGTTTTCTCTCTTATGGATATTTGGCGGACGACCACGCATATTTAATAAAAAACATTAAAAAGGAAGGAAAGCAACATAAAAAAGTTAACTTGGTAGGAAATTGGCGAGAGGTAATAAGGGGTTTTTCAGATTTCTATCTCGTTCTTGACCCATTTTTCAACAAGTCTGATTATGACACCATTGATTTTCTGATCCTGTGTTACCGCCTTGATTCTGGCAGCAATCCAGATATTTCTTGGCATATTGCCAGAGACTAAAACTTGAACCAATGCCTTATCATCTTTTTTTTCTTCAAGATATTTTATCCATGTCGGATTTCCGCCTCCGCCCATTTTAGACCTCCCTTGATATATCTTGTTTGGCTCTCACAACTTCATCTGTTGCTTTTTTAATCGCCTCTGCAATCTTCTTGGCACAATCTCTATGGCAACATAATTTTATAATTTCACGAGATTCTCCCCATCCCGATGTTTCATGATCCCTGGCCTTTCCTTCAAGATAGACGTTCACATAATCGGGGCATTCAGGTTTTTCAATCTCTTTGCCACATATATCGCAAATCCATTTAATCATTTTTCTACCTTCCTGTTATCCAGCTTTTTTTATTTTCTTTGCCTATAATCCAATTCGATTTTTTTTCTTCTCTGTCTATTCTCGGTGTCACTGGAGACAATACCCTAACCCCTCCACCCAGTTCGGGGTCGGCAAGACTATACGCAATTAAACAGGCATCCAGCCAATGATTTTGCCTCCGTATTCTAACCCATTCGGACTTTCCCGTCTTGAAATCAATTCTCTTCTCCTCTGCCAGAAGATGGGATACAAAAT